ATGATGGTGAAAAAAACAAAATCCAACACACTAAAAAAAGCTGCAACACTTGCATTAGCAAATTTATTATTAATTGGGGCACTGACAGACAACAGTGCCAAAGCAGAAACTAAGAAAGATGATACTGATTTAAAATTAGTCAGTCATAATGTTTATATGTTATCGACCGTATTGTATCCGAATTGGAGACTTTTAACATAAAATTACTTATCATTCAAAAAGTAAAACAGCATAATATCAAGGTTTATAACTTTATCATTATCAATAATACCTCATATAAAATAAAATTTTAGGGACTTTTTAGGGACTTTAAATTTAAAATTACAAGTTTAATAGAAACATCAAAATAATCACATGTTTGTGTGGAATGTACACCCCAAAAGCTAGACTGAAAAATCTATTTTTTGAGGTGTATTTTTATAGGTAAATATAATAAATTAGAGTAGACAACTCAGAATTCCAATTTTATAATAATATTGCTTGACATATCAAACTAGATAGTACTATTTTGAATATATTATTATAATCAAAAATTCATTGTAAACTTTTAGACAAAAGGAAGTAATAAAAACGTGAAATTTAAAACAACTAAAGAATGTAAAAGTAATAATATCTTTAAAAGAAGTCAAGAAATTAATAATAGAGAAAGTGAAAAGGGTTGTTTATGGGGCATTAGCATGTTGATTCTACTTTTCTTATTGATTCTGTTTGGAATAACTGCTTGTTCATCAAGCATTCACTTTATTAATTAGATTTTTTTACTTGGAGGTATCATGTGAAGAACCATACAAATATAATTAATATCTTATTAGTTATAGTCAACTCATTAACTCATTTTCTAACTCTAAACACCTCATTTTTTAATAATTCAGCATCGGATTTCTGTTTTATCATAGGGGCTATATTTTTCTTAATCGGAATTTTTGTTGCAATATACGGTATGAAGCGAGCAACATATTGGTTAAACTTATTGATTTTATTTACCAATATTTTTTATTTTCTACACTTCTGTGTGTTACTTTTGTTAAAATATATAGGATTTAAATTATTTATTTATGAAGGGTGTGTATTGTTATTTATCTAATTTATAGTCTAATTGTCTATTTCATCTGCATTATAAATTTTTTCATAATGGCTGCACCATTCTTAATGACTAATGCTGATTATGTATGGACGCCTATGACTACAGTTACGTTATTTATTTTGAGTTTGATTATTTTCTTGATATTTATAAAAACAAAAGATGTCGTTCATTTAACAATTTTCATATTAAACTTACTTTTTTCAATACTTTATTGTTTGCCTATACTGTTTTATTTATGAACACTTTTATATTATCTAGAAAATTAAAACCACCCGTAAAAGGGTGGTTTTTTTAATATTTACTTTTTAGTGCTTCGTCAATTTCGTTATAAATCTTTTGAAGTTGATATTTTGCTTCTGACATTTTCTTAAAGTCTTTTGACTTAAGAGCATACATTGCTTTTTGACCTGAAATTTTTATAGTTCGCTTATAATAAGTGTTTAAACTTCCAGTAGCTAATTCATTAACATTTAGTTCATCTAATAACGATTTTAATTCATTAGCTAACTTTTCGTTTTGATATTCATTCGATGTTGGCAAGCTTGTGCTAGCTTGTGCCTCATTTTTATCTAGATTAGTTACTAGTGGTGATGCTAAAACGATTGCTAAAGTTCCCGCAAGTATAGATTTTCTAATTTTCATTTTTTATTCTCCTTAGTAATTAGTACTAATTTATTTTAATGACTAACTAAAAAAAAGTACATTAATTATTCATTAACTATATAGATCTTCTTATTAAATGAAAATTAATAAATTATCAAATTGACATACCTTATTGTATTTATAGAAAAACAAAAAAAGGTAAGCACCGAAATGCTTACCTACTTCCCATAAACAATATAACACATATACATTGATTTGGAAAGCGCAAAAATAAATTTAATATACTAGCCCGAAGGGGAGCAATACATAAAAAATGAAAGGCGCTCCTTGAAAACGCCCAAGGTAATATTAACATAAAATGGCTACTATTGCATTATCTAATTTTATTTAATTAAAACAAATATATATAGCACAAAAAAACTAGCCCGAAGGCTAGCTTATGAATAGATGAAAATTTGAACACATTGCTGTGTCTAAGATAAATATAGCACATATTAATTACTATTAATAGAAAAATTATAGCGTTTTTTAGATTATTTCAATTTATCGAGACCAAATTCATCAAAACACTAATTGAATTTTAATTTTTAGTTAAAAATAATTAATCTTTTATTAATTTCAAGTTAATTAATATATTTCGTCGATTAGATTAAACTCATTTTAGGAATTTCGCAAAACTAACTATAAATTTAAATATAGAATTTAAGGAGAATTAACATCATTATGAAAAAGAAATTAGCAACAACAGTTTTAGCATTAAGTTTTTTAACGGCAGGAATCAGTACACACCATCATTCAGCGAAAGCTTTTACTTTTGAACCGTTTCCTACAAATGAAGAAATAGAATCAAATAAGAAAATGTTAGAGAAAGAAAAAGCTTATAAAGAATCATTTAAAAATAGTGGTCTTCCTACAACGCTAGGAAAATTAGATGAACGTTTGAGAAATTATTTAAAGAAAGGCACAAAAAATTCTGCTCAATTTGAAAAAATGGTTATTTTAACTGAAAATAAAGGTTACTATACAGTATATCTGAATACACCACTTGCTGAAGATAGAAAAAATGTTGAGTTACTAGGTAAAATGTATAAAACATACTTCTTTAAAAAAGGAGAGTCTAAATCATCTTATGTAATTAATGGTCCTGGAAAAACTAATGAATATGCATACTAATAGTAGTTACATAAATTAAAAGGTAGATATTTCTTTTTTATATAAAGGTTTGGCAGACATTTCATAACTTGCCAAACCTTTATATATCTAATTATCAAACTGCACTAAACTTACCAAAACTGCTTATTCTATTACCTGCCTTGTCTACCTCTCCTGTCGCTATATAACGACGTTGTCCACTATTAGCAATATAAGTAATCCATCTATAGCCATTAATGCAATATGCGCCGTCATATTTGATAGTTGCGTTATTGGGTAATACACCTGTAATTCTTGAATTAGTTGAATAGCCATCCCTCACGTTATTACCTTTAACATTGGCAACTGTGTAATAACCAGTCTCTTTTTTTATACGGTACATTGTTTTTATCGAGTGTATAACCTGCTGGCACTGGTGAATTCTTTTCATTTTTAGCTGGTGTTTTAACATTACTGATACCTGATACACACTTCCAATAAAAATAACCACACCATTTAAGATGCGGTGTAGCGACTGTAATATTTCTATGTTGTTGAGATATATGTATCGAGTGAAGGGCAAAAAGGATATCAATTGCAGGATAAGTGTTAGGTTACTAGGCCACTTAACAGGCTATATAGTTCACTCCTACTATATACAGTTAATTATAACATAAAAAGCACCCCGTAAACTATTATACGGGAATGCTAAAGTCATATATACTACGAGGGAGTAGTATGAAAACTATGCTCTCTATCATAAGAAAAAACACCCAGTGACATGCTTGGGTGAACAAGGATAGATGTAAATAGTTGATGCATGTGTAACACATCATAACAAAAAACTAGCCCGAAAGCTAGCTATAACATACAATCTAAAAAGACGTCCCTTGAATACGTCTAGAAAGATTATAACATAAAAAAATAGGCAAGTACCGAAGTACCTGCCTAAAAAAGGATTATCCACTTTTTCATCCTAACTGATTTCTCCCCATAAGTCACCTAATATCTGATTAGGTGGGGAAGAACCATTCGTGCATGAATGAGAATTTGATGAAAGATAATTTTCACTACACATATTCAATCAAGACATTGCTTTCTATAATAAACAACTATTTTGTTTTATTTCTTTTCTATAATAACCTTTGTAATTAAGTTGAATCCAGGGTTTTTAATATGCTCTGATAAATCTGGGACAACAAAACCTTTTTCTGTTATAGGGAAAGACTTCGTTTCTTCTTTTTTCTTATTCTTATCATAATAAGTGACTTCGATCTTTGCGCTTGGATCTAATTCAACTACTCTAAACTCTTTATATGCTGTCGCATCTAATGCCCATTCGACATAGTATTCAATTTTTTCTTTTGTAAGTGTAGTCCCAGGTTTAATAGGAAACTCGACATAATGAGGGGATAGCAATTCATTTCCTTTACCATCAACTCCAGTCACATTTACCATCAAATACGGGCCTGTTGGTTCAAAATAACTCGCGTCATCGCCTTTTTTATATTTTCCTTTGTCGAATGAACTTGATGCACTTACCTCATTAGTAATTGAAGAAAATGAGAATAATAACAATAAAACAGTTAAAAATAATAAACCTCTTTTGAGCATGGCGCTTCCTCCAAATATAATATATTTGTTTTTATTTATCTCTTTTTATAGCTAACACCCTTATTTAAGATGATAAATATCAACAACTTCATTTTATATTGAGAAAATATTAAAAATCAATAAAATATTAAAAGAAACTAAAATTACATTAAAAAATAATTAACAAATATTTAACATTTTAACCTAAGAATTAAAACACTTCTTTCACAATCAATCTCTCATGCCATATCCACTCATTATGATTGTTCCAATAAATGCGACACCAACCATCTATAATTTCAAACACATATATTAATGTTCCAGGCGCGTATACAGCCTGTCCAACATCGAATCTATAGTTAGTACGATTATCACCGTATCTAGTGGCTGAAGTAGCACCTAAGCCGTCGATTTTCGCATTAAAATAAGCACCTTTTGACCATTTAAGGTTATAAGGCGCTTTACTTCCAACTGTTATTTTACTTGCAGATTTACCGACTGCTTTTTGAGCAGGTGGTTTAACTTTATTTGTGATCTTATTCATTAAGCCCTCACTTTTATACTTAGGTCTAATAAAGTGAGTACAGCCGTAATAATTATCCCAACGTAACTTTGCAGGCGTATTTGCGTTACCGTCATAGTTCTGTTCCAAAATTAAAAATTGGTTTGTATTACCACCATTAAACACTAAACCAATATGACCGTATTGTTTATATATTCCTTTGGTAAATACAGCCACATCACCTATTTGTGGAACAAACGATGGTGTGTTTTCATATACTGTTGCCATGTTTTTAAAATCGTTATTGATTGCATCTTTTGCATTTCCCCACATTCTAATTTCTAACAACCAATAAATGTAATCAACTGCTAAATCTGCACATTGGTAACCATACCAACCGTCAAAATCAATATATCTACCTTGATACCAACGTAACCTTGCTCTTGCTTCACTGTATGTTTTCATTATTTTACCTCCTAGTATTTTCTTCTTGGTTCTTCATATTCTAAAGCTTGGTGGCTATCACCTATACCTTTAGTAGTCGGGTCTTGAATCACACCAGTTAATACTAAAAATCCTAATATAGCGTTTAAACCGTCTGTTAATTGCTCTGTATAAACTTGGATATCATACCCAATAGCTTTTGCGATGTTTTGAGCAAATAAAAAGATAGCTGACAATATCGCTACCCAAAATGATTTTTGTTTCATTCTAATTTTCCAATTAATCATATTCTTATCTCCTTTTACCCAAAATAAAAAGACGACTAATAAGCCGTCTATTTGATATTTATATTATGGTGTGTTAATTTATATATAGAAAAAGGGCAACATGCGCAAACATGTTACCCTAATGAGCCCGTTAAAAAGACGGTGGCTATTTTAGATTAAAGATTAAATTAATAACCATTTAACCATCGAAACCAGCCAAAGTTAGCGATGGTTATTTTTTATTGCTTAATTCAATAAGCTTGATTACTAGACCTATCAATGCAATAAGGAATAAACCAAACTGCAACATGGTACTAATTGTAATCATTAGGCGTCTCCTTTCTAAAGATTTCAGTAATGCCACCATAGGCACCACCTCCTTATACTCAGATAGCCACCATCTATCCAACTTGCTCACTTCTGCATATTACCATAATTACAACAATAAATAAAAAGTCAGTACCGAAGCACTGACTAAAACTTATTTACATTTACCGAACCAAAAACATGTCCAGAAACTATAACCAAAGATTAGTTTAAACATTTTATTCACCTCTCTTATATGCCCATAAGCATACGCAATAATGCTATAATTAGCGACCCAAATATTGTCCCAACTAAACCAAGCACCCACATTTTCATATCACGTATGTTCTTATCATTTTCTTTCTTATTCTTTTCATCTATTTCTCTTTCTTTTTGAATAGCATCTAAGGTTTTATCTAATTTAATGTTAACTTGCTCTTGGGTTTTTTGACCTAATTTAATTTCGTTGAGTGTGCTGAGCATTGTTTTATCATTCTCTTCTAACCTTCTGATGCGCCATTCATGTTCGTGTTTTTTGAACCACCCCAATTCAGTACACCCGCTTTCTAAAAGAATAAAGATTATGAGTATCTAACTCATAGCTTTTCATACTGTTTCAGTGTTAACTGTTACCTCTGGAGATAAATCTGATCTTTCAACTACTTCTTTAACTACTTTCACACGTTGTTTTTTGTTAGTTAATTGATATAACAAATTTAACGTCTCCGCAATTTTCTTAGCGTTTTCTTCAGATTTAAAATCTTGAGCATGGTTAACCATTTCAGAAGTTGTAAAACTTCCTGTGAAATCTTGATATACTACACGTTCTGTACCTTCTTTGTCGATTTGTACTAAAATAAACCTTTCTGTATTGTTGATAATTTCTTTTGCCATAATTAAATGACCTCCTTAAATTTTTGTATAAAAATAGTGCTAAGGATTACTCTTCCTCAGCACATTGTTGATTTTCTTTATTTTCTTGTATATACGCTTTTAACATCGCGTTTTCTTGTGTTAACCTCATAATTTCCTGTGATAAATAATGAATTGTATATTCAGGATTAGCTTGTAATCCTTGTTTGTTATCCTGCATTCTTTGACTCCTCCAATTTCTTGATTCTTAGTTGTTGTTCTTTGATAACAGGGATAAGATGAATCCATAGACGATCATACGCTATACCTTCAATTTCTCCTTTGTCATCATACGTGACAAACTCTTTTAATCCTAAATTCTCCACCTCTTCAGCAATCAAACCTACGTATCTATCAAGTTTATAGGTGTCTTCCGATAATTTTCTATCCTCTCTCAGCTCTCTAGCTAAAATTTCAGACTCAGCTTTATCAAACCACGTTCTAATAGGTAAGTTAAGAATAGCTTTTGAATGTTCCAACTGTTCATCTCTATCGTTATATTGATTTTCTATAGATAACTTGTATTTACGCGCAGATGTCGAACGTCCAATTGTGCCAGCAGAAGTAATATGCAAATTAGCTGCGGCCGAATAAGTACGTCTATAAATTGAGTTAGAAGCTATCCTATCTCCCGCATCATCTGAACCTACAGACAGTAGGTCTGTACTCTGTATATGAATATACCTATTACCATCACGTCGTTTCAGCATATTAAATTTGCCATACCCTGCTTCGATTGTTGTATCTCCACCTGTTGCATATCGTCCATTAACAATTTGAACAAGACCTTTATTTCTTTCTTTAGAAAACCTGATACCCGCACCGTAATCATAGTTCTCATCAGAACCAAACATAATATAACCGTCACTCGAATAAGCATTATCTGCATTAGACAGCGTGAATGCAAATCGGTTTAATCCAGGCACTTTGTCTGTGTTTGGATATAAATACACCGGTGCCTGTTTGCTTTTGATATTCGATGAAGCGTAAGACTCCAGAACAACCCGATTATTATCTGACGTTAGTGCAACGACACCACCATAGGAATTGATTGTTATGCCATTCATACCGCTATCACTGTAAGTTTTATCCCACCATTGAATAGTACCGGATGAACCTCCGTCTTCGCCTTCTCCATCAATATATGTTGAAATACCAAAATGTGACATATAAAGTGAACCGCCTGCGGTATTATTTCTAAACCTTAGATGTCCATCTTTAAGACGTGTGAATATATCATCGGTTGATCGTTTGCCTTTCCAAGTTCGTTGCACAATACCACCTAGTTCAATAGAATCATTCTGTATTTGAACATATCTGTTATTGTTACCGCCTTTAATTCCAATTCTATTAACATTGATATCAAGACCCTCTCTTGATAAATTAAGGCTGTTGACAATATCGGTTTTATCTACTTTATCTCGCATATTTTGGATAAGAAGGTTTATTTCTCTATTACCGTTAATATCAATTTTATCAGCATTTAATCTAATACCACGTGGCCCCACATTTAAAGCTTGAGCCACTCCGTTATCATCATATCTGATTGTTGTTCCATCTGTAACGTTTTGGACAATCTCGTTTAATATATTTGAAAGTGTACGATTGGTTGCATTAAACTCTTCTTTAGTAGTTCTTAATTTGATTTCCTTACCATTTTGTATAATTTGAGAACCATAGCGAGTCAGTGTTCTCCTCTGTGCATCTGTGCTTTCTTTGACCTTGTTGTCTGTATAAGCATTAGCTTTCTTTTCAGCGTTTCTAGCCTTTAGTTCTGCGTTTTGTTTTGCCTCTTCAAGTTTAGCTTGAGCATCTTGTATAGCGCGTTGCTCTTCTTCCGAAATTTTACCATCAGCATACGCTTGCGATTCCTTCTCTTTAAGATTATCTTGAGCATCAATGTATGATTTTAAAGCTTCTTGCGCTTCTTGATTTGCTTGTTCAATACTTGCTTTAATCTCAGGATTATTGGACAAATCACTTAACTGGTCATCAGTATATTGTTTTTGTTCTTCCAATCCGTTTCGATATTCGTTTAACGTAACTTTATCTTTGATTTCACCTTTTAAAGTCGTTCTCTCAGCTTCAGCAGTATCTAAACGTTCAACAATACCGTCTTTGTCTGTTTTATAGTCCGATGTTTTTACATAGTCACGTAATTGTTCTTTTGTGGATTCTCTAGCTGCTTCAATAGCTGATTTAACAACATTAGGTTCTCCGACTAACTGCAAATCTTCATTCACCGTTAAACCAAATTTTGTTGCTATTATTTCCAACGCTTCTTTATATTTTTCATCAGTGTATTGTGACTGTAATAATTTAAATCTATCTGAAATGGCGATTTTGACATCTTCTACATCTGTATAAACATCTTGTAATTTCTTTCTATACTCAAGAAATAAAGTTTTTGTATCTACCAACCGACCAATCGTTGCAGTTTCGGGTGTCATAGATTCTAAATTATTTTTAATTTGATTATAAACATCAATCACAGCGTCTAAACTTGCTTGTAAGTCCGCTTTCAAATCATTATCTACTAAGTACTCGCTATTCAGTAATTCTGTAGCTTCTGACAAAAGACTAGCGTGTTGTATAGATAAATTAATAAAAATATTGTTTAATTCACTGAATAGCGCTTTCTCTCTTGTTATACCACCTAATTTTTCAACATCATTTGGTGTTGCTTCAATCCATCGACCATTCCAATATCTACGCAAGACAGCAACATCAGGGTTACTTGTATCATACCAAAGCGTATCATTGACTGGATTTTCTGGCGGTGTATCACTTTTATGAATTTTGCGTTCAAAGTATTCTAATTCACCATCTACAACATCTTTTACTATAGTATTGATATTGCTAATATTGTCGTTTAATTTTTGGTGTATTAGGTTTAATCGCTTGTTAAACTCTTCTCGTAATTCTGATTCTTTGAACTCTTTAGGTTGACCGAATGTATATGTGCTATTTTCTGAAATTATGTTATATTCTTCAGCAATAACTTCTGCCTCTACATACAATGGCGGGTTAAAATCTCTATGTTTTACTCTGACTGTATCGCCAATTGATATAATCTCGTGCGGATACGTAACTTCCAAATCAGTAGAAGTAATCTCATATGACATAACTGCCGACTTACGTTTATTTAACTCTGTTTTGGCTAAAGAACTTAATCGTGTTTCATTCATATTTTGATCATCTGATTGTGGTTCATATATCCCCCAAATATAGCGCATAGGTAGGTTGAATTGACTTTGCGCTTCGTCATCTGTCACAACTAGCTCTAAACGCTTCCCTTTGTCATTTTCAGGTCCCACAGCAATTAATGCTGTTTTGATTTCTGACATATCAATCTTCCTAGTTAACCCGACTAAATCTTTACCATATTCAATTTCTTTACCTTTGAATAAGCTGTTTTTCTTTTTGAGTACTACATATCTACCTTTGACGGTATTAGAGCTAAGCTCAATATAAAAATCTAAAACCATTTTATAGGTTGTACATAATTGCTTTAAAACTTCATATCTAGTTTGATAAGAAGTCCATGACGTAGTACGTAAGCCATCGTATTCGGTTTGTTCAGAAACTTCCCAACCTGTATCGCTCAACACATCTTTCAATGCTTCTGAAGTTGTCTTTTTCTCAAATTTTCCTGGTGCATACGGTTTAGCTGTTGTTATATCAGCAAGATAAGACGCTATACATTCTATCTCTGTGTAGCCGTCCATCGTATCTTGAACCCAGTTAATAATAAATTCACGCCATTGTTTGTTTGAATCCCTTATAATAACACGATGTCGTTCACGGAACTTTTCAGCTCTTTCTGATGATATGAGCAGTTCAAGCATTTCTGAATTGTCATTAACATTACGTTTATGAATCGCTCTAACTAAGGAAGGGTCATCAGTAGAAAGGAAATCTATAATCTTGTCGTTAAAATCTAAAACATGTATCACACTCTCATCTCCTTTCTATAAATATCTATCTTGCCATTTAACCGTCGTATCAAAGACGTTTTCAGGTTGTATGATTAATTCACTGTACCCAGAATCAACATTGAAATAATTACTTCCAAACGATTTCTCGCTCAACATTGGTTCCTCATTGATGACAACACTTTTTGCTTGCATATCTATTTTCACTAAATCACCTTTTTGTATAATGACATCCCTTGCGCCTTTCGGTTTCGGTAGAATCTCCGTATTGAATGAACCTAATCCATTCATCTCCATCCACTTATAACCGTTATACTTCGCACTATAGATAGCTATGATAGAAGCTGGACGCTGATAAAACTTACCGCCATCTATCCACTCTTTCTCATCCATATCAATAGGTTTACGTCTATCTGGGTCTTTAATGTGATCAAATTTCCAAGTTTTAATAGAAAATTTATTACCTACTCTTCTGAGCCGCATATAAACAACGATTCTGTCCAAGTTATACATTATCGGTTTATTCTGATAGTCGTATATCTTTTTGGGGTCTCCTTTTTGGTTATACAACGTAACAACAATATGTCCTATTTTTCTATCATGATATTTATTTTCATAACCAATAGAAGCAAGTAACTTACCATCACTATCATAAATATGTTGTGCTGTTCTTCCGGCACCTTTACCTTTTTGTTCAACAATACATTTATAGGTAATTTGAAAATCTGTCATCGCTTTAGGGAGCCCTCGTTTCGTGCCAGCACCAACCCAACCTTTTGCATCAGGAAAATTAGTTGCTTTATATCCTTCGCCAAGATTGGATATCACAAAGTCACCGCCGACCTTACCACCTAAGTCATTACTTGGAATATCTTCAGTAATCATCTTAGTCCAACCTTTGAAATCACGAAACTCACTATGATAAACAGGAGGCATGTAATCCTTAACTTCTTTGGTTACCTCATCATCACCAACCATAAAATAATCTTCATCATTTTTAGTAATCATAAAGTAACTAGATGGTTTAATTGCTCGGGCTTCAACAATTAAAGGAGTGTCAGCAGTCCCACTATTTACAACTGAAACTTGGTCTGAAATCGCAGTATTTTTATTTCCTGTTACTGAATATTTGTAAGGGTCTGTTAGTACTACTTTGATAGTGAACTTAACAGGTATTGTAAATTCTTTGTGCAGCTTTATTGGTCCTTCGAAATAAGCGTTCCAGTACCAATCTTTAGATTTGAATTGTAATTTAACTTGTTCCTCGTAGTTAAAAAACTTTACTAATTCATTCAAGACGTCATCATGTGTTTTAATGCCGTTGTGAGATAAATAGTCATTACGTACCACCAAAGGTATATCAAAACTATAAGATTCAAGCCTACGCCCTTTATATATAGACCCCGAACGTCCATCTACATTTTCTGTTTTTAAAACATAATTAAAAGAGGGTATTTCAAACCCTCTTTCGACATACAACCAAGGAATTGTTTTGTTGTTCACTTTAATAGTGTCTATCATTGAATAGCAATTCCTCCTTTTCTAAACTTTACTTTTGTTGATTCTTGCCTTTCTCGCTTTTCTATAGACGCGTTCACCTTTTTATCAAAAGCGTATTCGTCAATAATCGGCTGATAATCTTTATCTGCAATCACATCGTTAGATTGTGCTATTTTCAGTAATAAAGCTATTTGTTGTTGCTGTTGTTCAATCATTTTCAATAATAAGCTAGGATCATCAAACCCGTTTAAGTCTGATAATTGGCTAGGACGCTTATTTTTACTCGCTTTTTTCCCTCTTACTTCTGCTGCTGCATAATGCAAAATCTTCATTGCATCATTTCTACGAGCTGGATCTGTTGGAATAATCCATTCTGGATGACCGTCTTCACCTAAGTTATACCAACCATCAAAAACTTTTCCACCTGTAGCATATGCGTAATCACCAGCACGTTTAAAACCACCCCAACCATATCGTCTAACAATGTACTGCATTGCTGAGATACCTTGATGTACTGGATTATTATAATTAGTGTACCCTCGTTTAGCGTTAGCTCTAAAAGTTGAGCCGATAATTTGGAATAATCCTCTAGACGGGTCTCCTCTTTGAGCATTAATATCCCAATTATTCACTGCATTTGATTGATAGTTGCTTTCACGCTTTGCAACTCGCATCATCTGGTCATGAATCCACTTACCTTTATAACGTCCTCCTAAAATACTTTGCGCTTGTCGGATTACTCGGCTGGCATAAGTTGCACCACTTCCAGAAGTAGCATCACCGCCACCAATTGATAACCTACCTTTTTTCTTTGCATTTCTTAAATATGGTTCAGGGTTAAAATGGCGTCCGTTTCTCCTCATTTCAAAATGTAAGTGTGGTCCTGTACTAAATCCGGTATTACCAGTTAAACCAACAACATCGCCGGGCTTTACCATCGTGCCACTAGGTGGTGATTTGCTAAAGTTTTTCAAATGCGCAAATAGCATATCGATAACGCCACTAGTAATTTTTACATAGTTACCATAACCACCAGACATAAACGGCATTCTTGTAAGTCTACCACCCATAGGCGTTCTAACTTCTTGATATACAAATGGAAAATCGACACCTTCATGAAATGGTCTTCCAGTTGCAGCGGTATAAGCTGCGGTACGTCCATAATGATAATTAATTTTGTCAGGGTCTAATATTCCGCCGACTAAATCGCCACCGCCCATAGCTTCTAAATTTTCTTTTATCCAATCAGTAGCACTTTTCTTAATCTTAGACCATGCAGCTTTTGTTATGTCGCCTGCAATTCCCATTCCTTTAGTTAAAGAATTGAAATCAATTCCAAAAGCTTCAAGTATATAATTTAAAAGTTTTCCTGGATTTTCAATAAAATCTAAAACATCGCCAACTTTATCGCCAAGCCATTTGGTACCTTTACCTATTTGATCTTTTGTCCAGTTAAATGCTGATGATGCACCGGACTTAATATCTTTCCACATAGTACCTAAACTAAATCTTGGAAGAGTTCCGTTTAACATTGAATAAGTTTGTGCACCGTTATATACTTTTGAGCCTTTAGGTAAATAAGCAGTAGTATCTGTATTTGGTGTGATTACACGTTTACCATTAGGGAATTCAATCATTTCGTTTCTAAAACCATTTGGACCATTTCCGCGTCCCTTATCTCCAACTGTAGCGAATGTGTCACGTGCAATCTTACCGTTCTTAACTAATCTTGTAGTAGTATGTGTGTGCTCTGTACCAGTATGTAACTTAGGTATTTTATCCATGCCCAACTTACCACCGACCCAGTTTAAACCGTCGATTAATTTATTAAGTCCTTTTTTAATAGCATCTACCATACCGCCGATATGACTTTTAATTTTGCTGATAATACTTTGTAAGCCGTCACGCATATTTGTAAAAATTCCACGTACCTTACTCCATAAACGGCTAGCAATTCCTACCGTATTATCTTTAATGGAATTCCAAATATTTGACATCCAATTTCTTAAATTACTAAAAATTTCTTTCGTCGCATTCCATAAATTAGTAAATTTTGATTTGACGCCACTAAATAATGACTGCGCTTTTCCTATCGTATTCGTACGGATACTACTCCAAGTATTAGATAACCAATTTTTCATATTCGTGAAAATTGATTTGACACTATTAAATAAGAATCCAAAAATACTTTTTGTCGCATTCCAAATTGCTGATAAAGATTTACTGAATATACTTTTTATTACGTCCCAAATACCTGCTATTAATCCTTTTAGCAATCCGCCAAAGTACCTAACAACGCCAAGTATTTTGCCTACAAACCATAATTGAATTAAATTCCATATTAATTGAACGACTCCTTTAAGAATCATAACAATCGCATCCCAAACTCCTCGCCAATCTCCAGTAAATAAACTTGAGAAGAACTTAATTAAACCTAGTATGATATTTAAAGCTCCTTGTATCACACCTTTTATATTCTCCCAAGTACTGACAATTAAAGCTTTAACCGCCGGCCAAATAAATTGCATCACTTGCCAAATCGCGAACATGATTGGTTTAATTACAAAATTTATAATAAATTCAAATATAGCTTTGATAAAATTGCATATATTTTGAAGCGCTTGAACAATAGAAATTCCGTTTTCATTAAAGAATCCATTAATTTGACTCCAAATATCTTTAGCAAAATCAACTATTGCTGATATCGCTTGTTTAAAGATGTTTTTAACAGAATCAATGAAAGGTTGAATAAATTGAATAAAATTACTAAATGTTTGTTTAACACTTTCAATTGCACCATTAACAAAATTTCTGAAAGTTTCAGATTTCTTATAAGCAATTGTAAATGCGACTGCTAAGCCAGCCAAAACACCTAATACAATGCCAATTGGACCAGTTAAAGCCGTGAAGACAGTTCCTAATATAGGTACTTTAGTCGATAAAAAACTAATTAATCCATCAGCCTTTGCAATACCAGCTAATAGTGGGGCTAATACAGTTACTGCATTGCCAATTGTACTTATAAATGCGCCTAATCCAAAAACTACAGGACCAATTGCAGCAGCAATACCACCGAAAATAACAATTGATCTTTTAGAACCATCACTTAAATTGGAAAACCAATCAACCGCTATAGATAGCTTTTTGATTAATTCTTCCATTACTGGTGCAAACGCACTTTCAATAGAAGTCCATACATCAGCACCTACTAATTTTAATTTATTCATTGCTACTTTAAATCTTTCGGAGCCACTTTCAGAATCTTTAAACGTTTGATTTACTGTGCCTTGGGAATCTTCGATAGTTTTTAAAAATTCTTGATAACTAAAACGACCACCTTTAATAGCATCTGCTAAATCAGGACCTGCTTTTGCACCAAATGCTTCAATCGCTAAACTTGTTGCGCTAGCTATATCCGGCGTCTTTTCAATTTCTGCTAATGTCTTCTTAAATTCTTCTCTTGGATTTTTACCAGCTTTACCCCAATTGGATATAGCTTTTTTCAAACCACTGAAGGCTATTTCAGTATTAACACCTGATTTCTCCCATTGAGAGAATAAAGCGATTGATTCTTTCATCTCAAAGCCCATAGCCCTCATTGGAGCACCGTATTTAGTAATGCTATCAGCTAATGTATCAACACTTATACCGCTAGCCTGTGCTGCTTTCGCTACCATATCAAGTACACTTTGATACTCATCAGCTTCAATACCTGCATCACCCATTGCACGCGTAATTAATTGAACGGCTTGTACGCCTTCAGAACCTGTTATGTGACTAAATTTCAAGAATGACTCTGTGGCACTCTCAAGTTCTTTGCCAGTGAAACCTAACCTTGTGTTAACTTCCCCTAAAACACCGCCTACAGTCTCAGCATCTGCTGGAAAGTTGCCATAAACATCTTTAAATGAATTCTGCAACTTCTTAAGCTCTCCGCCGGTTGCTCCTGTTGCTTGGGTAACTGTATCTAAACCTTTATCAACTTCTGCAAAAGCTTTTCCTGATGCTGCTGCAATACCTAAAACAGGTGCGGTAACACCAATCATCAAACCTTTACCAATGGATTTTAAACCATCACCCATTTTTGTTAATTTAGGTCCCATACTTTCAAAAACTTTACTGGTTTTTCCCCAGCCACTTTCTGCCATTCTTTGAGCTTCAACTTGAGCTTTTTTGAACTCTTCAAACTCAGTTGTTGTTTTTTCTAGTTCTTTTTCTAAAAAATTCAGCTCATTTGCTTGTTTGTTATATTCTTGTCGTAATTTTTGAGCTTCCGCGCTGTTTTCGCCCTGTTCTTGAGATACCTTGCCATATTGCTTGGCTAAATCATCAACGTTTTTCTTATAACCTGTGATAGTTCCATCAAGTTCTTTAATCCTTTGTTTGTAACTATGAGTTGATTTTTCGGTATATTTGAAGTTGTTACCGGTTAACTTTAAGTCAGAATTTAAAGTTTTAAAGTTTCGTTTGATTTCTGCAAATGATCTATTTAAATTTGCTGCATCTAAATCCAAACCTATAGATAAACCTTTTATTCTTTCTCCCATTTTTTACCTCCTTTCTAAAAAAGTTCAAAAAAATAACCCTAACCAAACGGTTAAGGTTAAAACGCATCAATTAAAGCCTCTGCTTTTTCTTCAGAAATGTCATTGTTTTTATTTTGATATATGGAAAGTACATAATGAAATGGCATTTTTAAAACTTCGTTAGCGTCTTTACCATTTTCAATTAAGTCCATCATGAGAGTATCCATATTTTTCAACATTGCTTTATATGTTAAATCTTCAGGCTTTATTTCATGTTCTGGATAAAATTTCTAGTTTCCTCAGTTTGCTGACCTTGAGTAATGAAAATTACTTGTTCACGAAGTGCATTCATTCCATCAGGTGCATGCATACGTTCTTTTAGGTCTTTAACTGTGAATTGGTTATCGTAAATTTTTACAACCATATCCATCAATCTGTCAGCGATTTCTCTTGGTTTCATCGTGCTATTTTCGTCCTCAATATCATCGATTAAATCCATTGCTTCGTATACAATTTCAAATGAAATGAAGTGTGGTGTTAAGTACGTTTGTAATTTAATTTCATTTGCTTTCGGGTCTTCTACTAATTGAATAATGTTACGTTTTAATTTTGCCATTTTATAATACTCTCCTTATTTTCAAATAAAATAGAGGGGTTGCCCCCTCTTATGCTTCTACATTTATTGTTATAGTGTCACTCATATTACCAACTGTTGCTTTAACCGTAGCAATGCCTTGTGCTTCCGCAGTAACTTGACCATCACTATTTATTGATACAATATTCGTTTGATCTGTTGTGTATTTCAATAACTTACTTTGATTAGATGGCTCTACTACAACATTTAAATCGTATGTGTCGCCAACTTTAAGTGTTTTAATGCTATCTGGTATATTAACCGACTTTACCGCAGTTTCCGATGAAGCCGGTTTCGTTACAAAGTTTCTTCGCTATCCTCTGTCACGTTTCCAGTATATTCTTCGCCTAAAATTTTCTTTAAGAAAGCCTCTTCGCCTTTTTCACCGTCTCCATCATGATTTGTCATGTTAGCTGAATCAAAGATATACTTACGTACTGACTTTTTATTATCAACTAAAGGGAAAAGTGCCTCACCTTCAACCTCTTCACTTGAGAAATCCCAATCTTTCTCAGCCGTTTCTCCATCGATTTTAGGATTTGTAAACATAACTTTAGGTAATAAAACTGTTCTAAATGTACCGTCTCTACGCTCTTGTCTGAACCATACAGCTACGTAATTGTTTTGTTTACCTTGTTTCTCTTCGTAAACGCCATCTTCATCATAATCTTCATTAAAAACAATTTTGCGAATCTCTTTAGGGAACGCATGCATTTGTAATGAGATTTTACCTTCTCCGTCTGTATTCCCTGATTCAATTGGACCGCCATCAGCATAAGCTGTTTTAAGTTCTCCACCAGTTTCAACACCAATTTTTTGTAATCCTTTTGTTTTTGTAATATCACTATATTTTAATTCCGCGCCTTCTTTCGTTAATTTAGCGAAACCTAAACCAGTAATGTTAATATACGCCTTTGGCGCACTTGCATGTTTTACTGCCATTTAATTTTCCTCCTTATAAAAAATGCCCTCGTAAACGCGAGAGCTTCTATATGTTTTAAATTCTTCTATATATTCCGGTTTTCCATTTGAAACATTTCCCATTTTTAGTTCAGACCATAATAACTTTTGAATGCGATTAGATATCTTATTTCTTATGATTCTCGCATTATATTCATCATTGTACTTAACAAAAACATCTATTTGGACAATATAACTATATGCACACTCATCTCCGTCAGTATAAGTTGTAGGTATTGGGTCGTCGATATCGTCAATAACAATAAAAGGTACATCAGTATCTTTTACATTAGGGTATTTATTGAACTTAATATTATTGATATTTACGTGCTCTCTAATAATTCTGTCTTGACTAATCACTTCATGAACTTTGTACAAAATATCAATCACAATTTTTTCAACTCCCTTTTTAGCGTCTCAAAATACTTATTTTGCCCTTGTCTTATTGCTCTATTAACACCGCCCATAGCTTTAGGTTTGATAAATTTACCTGTTCCTTTTTGAACGTGTCCATATTCAATTAAATGTACGATTTTATAACGGTCTTTAGAACCTCGCCAATAAACAGTAATTGTACGTTTTCCGTTTATCCATTCAGGTTTACTAAAACTTACCTCATTAATTAATGCTCCCGTATCTTTTGAGGGCTTTAGTTGTTTTTTTACTTCTTCAACAATTACCTTAGCACCAGCTATTAGCGCCTTATCTTGAACTTTTACCATCTCTTTTATGCCAAAACGTTTTTCTAATTCTCTTTCTAATGCTTTATCACCTATCACTTTCACACTCATGAACTATATCCTCCACGAATCATAATAAAGTCTTTATTATCCAAATCTGGTGATACTTGCTTTATATTCAAACGATTTTTGAAATATCTTGATTCAATTTCAAGATAATGTTCTTCACTGGGTAAATAATCACCTTGCGGATCACGAATATACAATTTAATGTCATTTTGGGTTCCGTTTGAGATAGCTTGTTCTAATTCACGTAACCAGACACCATCAATACTCGCCCAACAGCTATATAATAATTTTTCTTCTTTTTCTCCAGCTTCTGGACCATTATTTTCAGTATACTTATAAAAATGAACACGAGTATTTAAACGTTTAGTTGTAATTCTAGGTTTTTTAAACACTTTCTTCATCTTCTGATACCTCCATTAGAGATAACGAAAAATCTATTATTTCAGGTCTGTAATTATCGTTGAAGTGTTCTAATAAATCTTGATAAGCATATCTAGCGCGTATAAGTATCAATTCTTGACCTATTAAATTCTCTAATTCAAAAACTCCGCACTGATTTTTTATACGCTCGTACGACATTTTTAACAACTGCTTTAAGTACTCATCCTCTGAATTATGGTCAATCTTTTCAAGTGATTTAAATTTGACAAGCAAATCATCAATCGTCATTGTCTTCACCATTCAATAAGTCGACGATTTCACTTTTAACCATTGAACTAGACGCTTTTTTTTGTAATGATTCGCATAGTTCTAATAATTCTTGTTTTGTCAGCTTATCTAAAGGTACGATATAAACTTTGTCGTACTTATTTTTGATTTGATTTGTCAACAATTCAACACGAGGATTGTTATACCCTTCAGCTGGATACAACTCCCCTACTTTGTACTTGTGTTGATTGTGCTCTATGTCTTTAAAAGCTCTAACAACTTTAAATTTCACCATTTTATCACCTCATAAAATTTTATAGTGTTTCTTCGGTACCTTCTAAAGCTGGCTTATGTCCTTTTAAATCTAATTTCCAAACAGCAGCAACTTTATTATCTTTCGCTTTGCCGTAAGCAAATTGTTTTGCAGTGTATAAATCCATATCATCTAACGCAAGTGTTTCTTTAAATTTCTGAACATTAATACCACCAGCTAAATAACCATCATATAAACCTTTAACGTACGTTAAAACCTTACCTGCTTCTTGGACTGTAGACTCGATAACATTCAAATTAAATGGTAAAGCAGTAACATATACGCCATTTGCATTTAAATGTGTATACTGTGCTTGAACCTCAAAAGCATCGGACGGATTAACAACCATTGTTACATTACCTTTAACCGCTACTGATTTACCTTTCTCGTTAGTTGAGTGGTATTTAAACACTTGCGTCAATTCATTAACTGTAGCGCGCGGATTAGCAAATGTAAGCGTACCTTGTTCTTCTTTCTCTGGATAAGCACCCTCAGTTACCGATACACCTTTTTGTACTTGACGGTTTAAGCCGATTGGTTGGTCTTTACCAGTACCTTTTAAGAACGCAGTTTCAAGCGCCACTGCAAATGCTTCTTCGATTTGAACACGAACAAATCTTTCAATCCACGCAGGACCAAAATCATTTAAATCTTTTGGTAAAACAACAAACGCTGTCAATTTATTTTGAATTGCTGTTTCTTCACTGAACGCAGCATCTAATTGACCTTTAATTTCACCATAGATTTTACCCCAAACGGCTACGCCAGAAGTTTCAGATTTTAAGAACTTCAAACGCAAACCAGCGTTTTTAATACCTAAATCAGCTAATAACGGATGATTCGTCGTCAAATCTTCAAAAATTCTATCAATTGTTTCTTCTGGCAAAAGTTTTTCTTCTTTATAGTTAACGTTTTTATTGATATCCATGAAGAAACTTCTTTGGTTTGCACTCAAAGATTGTGCTGATTTAGGTAAACTAGAAACTCTTTCAGCTTCTGCTTTTGCTTGTAATTTAGTTTCTTCAAATAGTTGGTTAATCATGTCACCGTACAATTCATTTTGTCTTTCTTGCGGTTCACCGTTGTTTACTGCATTAATAAATTCGTTTTTCGCATTTGCGAATGTTTCCGATAAATTTATAGTCATTTTATGACCTCCTATTTTTTGTATTAAAAAAGGAATCTTGAAAATCCATTTGCTGATACTTTACTATCTGCAACATCGATTTCTGATTCCTTTTCTTTCATATTTATTTTTTCAATTACTTTATTTGCTATTGCGTCAATATCAATGTTAACCTCTGGCGTTTTACTTACCAAAGCTGTTACACGATTTAATACATCTTTCGATAACACTTGTGTATTGCTTGCTACAATTTGCATATTGTCGTTTTCAAACATTTTACTATCCGCAAAACCTTGTTCAATGGCTTCATCAGCATTTAGCCACGTTTCCCTAGCCATCATTTCTACAAGTTCTTGTTTGTTTTTACCAGCTCTAACCGCATATGCCTCAGCCATTATTTGACCAACATGTTCTAATGTTTCTGCAGCATGATTTAGATCTTTCGCTTCTCCTTGCGCAATACTTGAAGGATTGTGAATCATCATTCTAGCAACCGGACTCATTTCGATGTGGTCACCAGCCATTGCGATAAGCGATGCCGCACTTGCTGCTATTGCTGTGATACGAACATTCACTTTGCCTTTATGAGCTCTTAAATGTGTATATATTTCACTACCAGCTACTAGGTTACCACCATTTGAGTTAATTATAATATCAACATCTTCATCACTAAATTCTAGTTGTGTTAAAACATCTTTAGGACAAGTCGAATCCATACCAAGCATTTCGTAAACCCATTTATCTTCGTTGGAAACGATGACGCCTTTAATCTCCGCTTTCATCTTCATCACCACCTTTCAAAGTGTTTTCATCTTTTTCTTTTTCATCATTTTCACCACTGTTAGCTTTTTCGTAGTTTTTAGTAATCAGGTATTCGTCTAATTCAGGATTGTCTGATGGTTCTTCACCTAACATAATCCGCACCTCATTCCTTGTAAATGAACCAGAACTTACAAGTTTGTCAATTGCTTCAGCATATTGAAGTGGGTCTTTTTTATTCACACCGACAATTTCTATTCTTGTATCTTTCAAATACATGCTTTGTGTTATGAGTTTCGCGTTTAATTCGTTCTGAATCTTTTTTAATAAAGGTGTTAAACAGAACTTCTCAAATACAAGCGTGTTTTTTTCCAAATCAGCTGTTTCTCCGTAAATCAAACCTGGAGGTATACCAATCATCAACGCAACATTTTTTATTGCATCTCTCATTAGCTCACTCAATTCAGAAAAAGGCATGTTACTATTCTTACCACCATTAGATAATTCCTCATAATCAAAACCTTCTATCAAAGGCGCGATTGCTAGTTGATTTTTATTAAAAGTATTGAATAATTTATTTGTGAACGCTTGTAATTTTTCTATATTCTTTTCGTCATATGCGCTAGAGGCAGATTTCAAAATCCCTCTTATTTGATAGTTTTTTAATTGTGCACCTATCATTCTTCCGAATATTTTCCCGTAATCTTCGAATAGACTTTCTACAAAGTGTGTCACTTTATTGTTGTTGTACTTTAAATATATGACCTCTTGCATTGTGAAAGTACGTTGATAAGTATAATCTTTAACCGTTACATCTTTGAATATATCATCATACAAAGCGTACTCTTCTCTGTAAAAGCTATCTGCGATAAGTAATTCTTTGCTGTCACTTACTACGATTAAAACCTCGTTATCATAAATTAGTTTATATATAACTTGTTGCCAAAAACTATCGCTTGATAAGTCAGTATTTGGTTTTATATTTAACTTGTAGTAAACATCATTCTTTTGAATTCTATTACCTTCCAATACTTTAAAATGACTTTGAGCGACAGCTCGCGCAACAAATTCAATACAACTATCAATCGCTAAACGTTTCACATACGCTTGTTGTGATAGATCTTCTATCATATCTAAATCAAGCATATATGTTATATCTTTCCTAGTTTTAAATATCTTTTCTAGAATACTCATGTCTCACCTCCTCTATTAGAAATCTATACTCATTAATGCATCAAGCGCTTTAGACATGTCTTTGTCTACTATATCGTCTGCTCTATATAATGCGTGAACAAAAGCCATGAACCCATCGGTTTTTCTTCTATTTTCATCTTTTTTAATATATTCTTTATTACCATCGGGTTTAACCTTTACTGCAACATTATTAGTAAACCAACGCATCAAAGGATTGTCTCCATATATTACGTTATGTTTCGCAAACATTGTATCGATACGTGGTGCAAGTAATCCATGTATTGCTTTTGGATTTCTAAGTACTTCAAGTTTTATGCCAGCATCCTCAAACGCACGTCTTACAATATCAGTTCTATAATTATCAGCTATGACTTTTTCAAGCCCATATTTTTCTCTAGCCTTTAAAAACCAATCAACTATATATTCAATTTCAATGACATCATCATCGACAATGGTCAATAATCCCATTTTTTCCCATTCTTTAATAGGAGGTTCTAATTTGACATCATCCAAAAACCCTTGTCTTACAAACGAATGTCCTAACCAAATGTAATCATCGTTTTTTCGGAATAATAGCCCTACACTTGCAAAATCTCGAATGTTTGCAAAGTCTAAACCACCAATACACATTTGATTATCTAAATTTGGTATCTCTCTATTAGTCGCTAGTATTTCTTTCCATGGTGCTATTACTTTTTCAAGGTCAACTTCAGGCAAATTCATTCGCTTAGTCATGAATTCGGGCTTATTTGAACGGTTGAATGGTAAATCGTTATATTCTTCTTCAATCGTACTTAGCAGTGTTTTAGCGTATTCTGATAACGGTTTATGTAACATTGGGTTCGCCTTTTCCCACGTCTGTCTGTCATCAACTTCTTTTGGATCGTCTAACTTACAATAAAAAGCAAACAATCTACTATTTTTAACCTTGCCACTTAATACACTTGCAATTTTGTGCTTCATTGCATCGATATAACCCTCTCTAACAAAACCATCAGTACTTATATAAAACGTTCTTCTATTTTTCTTTTTACCTAATCCACCACGTTTGACGTTTACCATTTCAGGACCAAAGAAATAATGAATTTCATCAAAAATAACACACCCCTCACGTCCACCGTCTTTGGTTTTTGTGTTTGATGTGTTATATCGAATAACCGATTTAGTTGCACGGTTTATTATTTTTGCTTTACTAACTTCATAAGGAGCTTTTGGCGTTTTACCCGTCTTATTTCGTTTGTTATCCATTAAAACGGTTCTGATTTCATCAAACGATGTTTTTGCTTGATCTTCACTATTAGCAACAATGGAGATGTGATATTCTTTAACTCCGTGTAAGGGCGTAGAAAGAAAATCACTAATAGCACTTATTAGACCGTTTTTCCCGCCTCCACGTCCCATGAAAATAGCAAATTCTGTAAAGAAAGCTTCATCTGTATTTTTATCTATAAGAAATATATTAGCTATGATAAACCTTTGAAATGGTAATGTTGGAAAATACCATTTTTCAATAAATTTGATACAATCCTCGATTTTCTGTTCATCAAAATATACATCATCTCGTGAATATATATGTTTTTGTAGATAATTAAAGAGATCAATTCTTTCTTTATTTAAAATTATCTTTCCTTGTTTCCACAAATTTATATATTCATCAACGTATTTATTACTAATCATAGGTAATCATCAGATGGCGTTTCTGTGTCTTCTTTCTCTTCGGGCAATAAATCCGATAATTGTTTGATTATTTTTTGATATGCAGCATCTCTAGCATTAAATAGTTTGGCTACTGGTCTTTCCCTTTCATATGGTGGCGCCTTTTCAGATTGAGTAAATAAATCATAGTCACCTTTTTCTTTTATGTCTTCCCACATGTAATCAAGCATTACACGTAGCCTTGCTGCTTGAATAATTAAACCATCAACTACTTTTAATTTATTGCTAGGTATGTCTTTATATAATACTTGCAGCCTTTCTTTTTCTTTAAGCACTAAGTTTTCATCAACTATAATCTCCATTTCATCACCTGCCTTAAAATGGTTATAAGAGGGGGGGTTATACATGGATTTTTAAAATTATCGCGAAGTCGAGCCCCTGCCCGTTCCCCAAGCGTTTTGATCGCTTTTGATTTTTTTGACCCGGGGGTATTTACCATTTTTCATCTTTCCATTTATTTTCTTTTTTTATAAATCTCTTTTCTTTTTTGTTGTGACATTTAATACACAGTGTTTCTAAATTGTTTAAGTCATGAGCAAACTCCGGATGATGTTCTAGCGATAATATATGATCTACATCCAACGACTTATGTTTGCTTTTGTCATATGTCGTTAACTTGCCGTCTCTCTTACATTGTTGACATTCATAATTATCTCTTTCTAGTACTCTTTTTCTTGTTGTTTGCCATTCTTTAGACTTATAGAATCGTATACGTTCGTCTTTAGTCATCATAATGTTTCACCTTATATAACTTAAGTAGTATTAAGACGCATCTATACTTGATGTGTAGTAATGTATTTACAATTAGTTTGAACATGTTCATACCTCATAAATAAAAAGACACATCACATAGTGATGCGCCTCATGTACATGCGTCGTATTAGCATTTAATAACTTTAAATATTAATCTGATACTAACATAATAAACTGTTTTAATGCGGACTTACATAGGGTAAAAGTCCGCTACACATAACCAATATACTTTGCTAACTTATCGATCAGTGCATTCCTTCTACGTAATATACTTGTCTTACTTGTACCAAAGTAATGTGCTATATCTTCCCATTCATAACAACCAATAGGACAATCCCAATATCTAAACCTTAATAACTCAAGCGTATCCTCATCACTTTCATCTATCAATCTATCTACACCGTTAACTATATTTCTTAATGTATTGTACCTGTTATCACTAAACTTCTTTATTGCACATCGTTCAATCGGGTTACCCGGCAAATTACTTTTGCCAGCTCCCGCATTATCTGGTTCATGACTTTCAAGTAATTCATATTCTCGCATCTTCAACTCTCTTCGATAGTTATCGATGTGCTGAATGTATTCTTCAAGCTTTTTGATATCGTGTTTCTCAATCTTTATCATTCAATGCAATACCTCCGATAATATAAATTACTTTTTAATATCGTTATTCATTCGCTTTAATTCAATCCTGTATTCTTTTAACCCGTTGTATCCTTTAGTTTTAACTACTTCATCAAGTAGATAATCATTCATATATCTGAGCGCTTGTATCTCCCTTGCACGATCACTATTAATACTGATACAAACTAATAGCAATATAGCAAATACAATAGTCATAGTAATCCACATCACTCACTTACCTCCGCTCGAAAGACGTAATCACTCGGCGCCTCTACATCATCATTAGCCGTCATCATAATATGTACTTGCTCAGTTACATACTTACCTAACTCATACATCGCTAGTAAGAATAATAATCTTAGTATTTGCTTAATCATTTTTTATCTACCTTCTTTACTTCGTATAAGACCGGATATAAATTTAAAAAGTGTATTCTATATCCAATCGTCTTAACTTTTACTTTATCACCTACTTTTAACCTAGCTTGTATGTCTGCGCTATCAAACTTTCCTTTGAAGAATAAGTCAGAGTTTTCAATGACTTGCTTGTTGTCTAATACAATATAGAACTTGTCTTCTTTATCTTGTCTCTTGTTATATTTATCTGTAATAGTTCCTTGGTGCGTTTCTTTGTGTTGGTAACTAGCCACTGTATAGATAGGCAATGTGATAACAAGTAGCAATGCGGTTATACCGAATAATGACAGTATTCCGACAGTAAAGATATCGAACCAATCCATATTTTTAAGTTTTTTAATCATCATTATCATCTCCGGTATCAATCAAACTAGGCATCATTCTTAACATAGCCCTTAATTCATGTTCATTCATATTACCCATCGTAGGACTGTAAAATTCACTGTCTTTATCTTTAATATCTTTAATAAAATCATCTTCAATCTTAGCTTTTTCTTCAGGTGTTTTATTTTTATATTTTTTGATTATTTCAGTGTACTTTTTCGGGAATTTCATTTTAGGTATGTTAATCATCATCTGCCTCCTCGAATGGTTTCATTGTCTCAATGTTAATATCCACCATACCCTCGTTTGGTCCGACTTTTTCAACGTGAAAGATACCAATATTTGATTTGATATCGTTTAAGTTGGTCGCTCCATCAACTGGTTTGTTCCGTGCCTCATATTTCTCTTTCGCTTCTTCTTTACTCTCTGCCTCAACAACTGTAAATCTTTGATTACTCTTAACTTTAGTTATGTGCGTATGTTTACGTCCTGTTGAATCTTTGAATGTTGTGACTAAATATTGTGTCACTTCCCCAAAACCTCCTTGACTCGATCTAAGATGTCTTTACACGTAACCTTTTTCTGTGTCTGCTGTTCCATCTTGTCTTGCATGATTTCGCTCCATTTTCTTTTTATAAGCTGAGATGAGTTTGTCGATAGTGTAGTATTGGATTGCAATAGCGAATGGTAAGAATAAATTAATACTAAACCAACCGTTGTATAATTCGTCTATATCTGACATAAATTCATCAACTATATCACTGTCATTAAAATCAATTTCAACACTATCTATACAATCGGTAAAAATGCCATCTTCTACATAATCCAAAATTTCTTCCATATCGTCTGATTGTTGATTCGCAATACTCAATCCAAACGCCAACATGTCTGCTAACTCATCTAACTGCACATCTAATGGCTTACCTGGTTTCTTTTTCCGGTTTTTAAACGTTTCCAATGTATTAAACCATTCAAAGAATTCAACAACATACGCAACCTTACTATCTTGTAAATTAAGTGTTGGAATTCTATCGTCAAACTCCTTTTGTATTTGTAATAACTCTTGTAATTGATCTACTGTTAATGTGTTAGTCATTTTCCTGCTCCTCTAAATCTTTTCTTTTATTCCAAATTTTTATAAGTTTTTCTGCATTATTGGTATGAACGTGTGACCATGTAGATGGTTGTAGTTTGCAATTTTTATTAGTACATTCAATTAATAATGTATCAAAGCTATATCGTATATCTGCTAGACCGCCACAAAAAGGGCAGGGCTTAATTTTCGGACTACTCATCACTCTTCACTCTCCTCATATTTATAGACCACTTGCCCCGTCATAATCCCTACTGCTTCATCAAGACCAATATCTTCTTTGAGTGCATCTTGCATAGCATTAGGTAAACCCTCAAGTATTTCATCAAACGCTTGCGCTTTCTTATAAACGTCCTCAATCTCTTTTAGTAATCCCTCTGTGTCATTACCGTTATACGCACTAGCACTTATAACTGATTGTTCAATTTGTTCGCGATTATTCATTAGTGTCATCCTCCATAAAAATTTTATTGTTTAATTCCATTCCAAATTTAACTCTTTCATCATTTTTGCCGAATTCGTTTATTAAATCTTTTTCAACGCTCTTGCAATATCTATCCCATGCGCTCGCTTTCTTCTCTAAATCTTTGTTACGTTCTCTTAACTTACCTATATCCCCAATAAGCTCATCACGTTGCTTCAAAAACTTGCTTGCTTCATCAAACCAGTATTCACTTTGCTTTTCGTAATATTCTTTTGAACCGTGTTCCATTATTTAATCAACTCCCCATCTTTCCAGATTAACGTCATGGTTAGGTCATCGTTTAAGATGTAGAATGCTTTGGTAGGGAAAGACGTGTTCTCTAAACGTTCTTTGATACTGGTATTTGTGTGCAGCGCTGACATATAGGCTCTTTCTCGAAACTCATATACTTCAAACAACCTATCAAACTTAGTCTCTTCTGTGATTTCTTCTTCAACTTCGACTTCGAATTCATCATCAAACATTATATGATTGATTACGATAGTTCTGTTTATACCGCTACAAAATTCAACAGAACCTGAGTAACAACTGTTTCTCGAAAAAAATTTTTTATCATTTGTTAGCTCAGGATTTTCCCAAGCCCATTTAATTAATTCACATAGCGTCATTGTTTTTTTAGTTTTGATTTTCATTTTTTATACTCCTCTTGAATAGTAAATTTATCGTTAATTGATACATATCCAGTCACATTACATAAGATGCTATTAACATCAAAAGTCACACAACAGTTGCGTTCAACATCATTTGAATAGAATCTTTTATTACCTGATAACTTGGGGTTATCCCAAGCCCATTGGATAAGTTCAGGCAAGTTCACTTCTTTTTTAAATTTGATTTTCATTATTTCCATCTCCTCTAAAATAAAGTTAGTTGCTTCTGTTCCTCGTATTCCAAACCATGTTGCTTTATATATATTTCGAGCTCTTCCGCTGTATCAAATGTCTTTTTAACGCTTTGCCAACCTGGCACGATATGCCCATGAAAGTAATAAGTGCCGTTTACTACATGAATATGTGCCACTCGTTCGTTATCCTGATACAGATATCTCTTAGATCCAAAGAATTGATTTAGGTATTCTTTGCGTGCGTTATCTGTCATGATCTACTTCTTAACTTTCACGAATATGTCGTTTTCCATCAGGTAGCACGCATAACGTCCTCTTGGATGTTTCTGAGGTACATTAAACAAGTGTGGCTTCTTTCTTCTTAGCTCAGCCTCTCTCTTTCGCTTTCTTTCCAATTTGCGTTCGAGTCTAGCTTGTTCCAGTCTTTCTATTGTTTTCTTTTCTCTGTACTCACTTAAACGCGTACCTTCTGGTGCGTCCATTGCTTCATGTAGTTCCCAACCGTCTTTTACTCTTTTTGCAACCATTCCAGGAGTTAAACCATTCTTTTTTATCAATTCATTTTCATGTTCGGTAAATTTATATGGTTTACCGTTAATCTTTACGATACTCATTTATTCCACCTCTATATATGCGTGTCTTATTGTTATGCTGTCATACTCTAGTATTTCGTCCGGATTGTTATATAAGTAATCTGCCAGCGCTTCTTTTTCTTTATCCACATCATCAAAATGCTGATAATCAACTTCTGTAGGTATTCTTATATCAATCGTTGCGTTTATATATGCTTGTTGTTGCATTAAATCACTTCATTTCTCTTTTTCTTTTACGTCTGACTTTCACTAAGTCCTCATATACCATCCATTCTTGACCTGTGTATTTAGGCGCTTTACATATCCAAGTTAAATTCACATCTCTATACTGATATCTGAATATCTTCGCTTTGATGTTGGCAACTTCAGTCGCCTTACCTTTAACGTCTATAACTTCAACCAGTTTCCCTTCCTTCCACAAAGAGAAATCGGCTATATACGTAATCGGTCTTTGCTTCCCAAATTTAGGTTGTAGTTCGAATTTCGGTTGTATTTCGATACGATCATAGTTAGTGCCATTCTTATTACTTTCTAAATATTGGTAATATTCACACTCCACTTTGCTATCAAATACAATCCCCTTATACTCAACTTTCTTAGCGTTGTATTTACTCATCGTCCACCTCTAAATATCAAATATCGTTGCCTGCAAACCTAACTGATGCTCATAAAAAAGCCCGTGAGCGCCTTTAAATCGTTTTAGGTCACTATCAGTCATAATTTTCTTTTCGTCGCTGAAATGGGCTCCTGTGAGCGAATAAACTTCATTTTCGTTGTCTTTATACTTGATGACTTTGATATCTTCCGTGCCATCTTCTCGGTATAAGTAATATTTTTCTTTCGGCATTTTTAACACTCCTTAATATTCGACGATAGCGGGACGTGTATGACGTTCTGCAAGTTTTTGGATAAATAGGTCATATAACTTATTTTCATCGCCCTGTGCCTCGTCTATGAGTTTCTGAGCGTACATATCTGAACACTCAAGTTTAGTTTTTAAAAATTCTTTGGTTACCATGCATCTCGCTCCCTGAAATCGTCTCCGATTACTCTTACTTTTCTTGCATTGTGTTTCATTCTTGAATTGATACGTTGCCAGTTCATATTTTGATTTAGTTCTTTATCACTAAAGTTAGTTGTAAAGATGTTGTTTTTACCTACTCTGTTATCAACAATGCTGAAAAGTTTGTTTAAAGTATGTTCTGTGTTCTCTACACCCATATCATCTAGTACAAGTAAATCAATATCGCTTAACAATCTGACTAACTCGTCTGTAGTCTCTACTGCATTTTTGTTGTATGTCGCTTTGATACGATCCATCAACATTGGTATGTGCATAAAAGCAACCGTATGCCCTTTAGCTTTGACTGCTTTTGCGATAGCATATGCTAGGTGGCTTTTACCTGTTCCGTATGAACCTTGCAATATTAATGATTTCGGTTCTTTTGTAGAGAAACCCTGTACATACTCTATTGCTGTTTGTTTAGCTTGTACTTGTTTTTCATTTTGTGGTTTATAGTTGTTTACTGTTGCATTTCTTAAAGCCGGATTAACATTTGATTGATTAAAAATATAATCAAGTTTCTTTTGTTTATTCCTTTTGTATTCTTCATAAGCCAATCTTTGAATTTCACATTCGCAACCATCTTTGTATTCATATCCATTTTCAAACTTATATAAGTCATATTGATGCCCACATTTATCACAATTCTGTCTTAGTATTACTTCGATTGGTTGATATTTTTTTAAACTCTCGTTTATTTTTTCGTTGAATAACGGTTTCATAACGTCCTCCTAATCCCAATAACTTTCGTCGTACTTCATACGTTCCAATTGATCTATGCCAGTTTCTTTAATCTCTCCGCTATAATCATTCATATAGCTTTCGTTAGTTAAGAACGTTTTAGGGTACTTTTGATATTGTTTGTCTGTAATAGTTTTTAAATACTCTCGAGTACCTTGCATGATTTGCTCAAAAGAATGTTTCTTTAAGCATGATTTGAATTTAGTAAAAGACATCTTCTTATCTTTCTTCTTGTCGTAAAGTTTCCACCATTCCTCAAATTGCTCATGCGTAACGTCAGTTGCGCTATTATTTGAACTTAAGTTCTTATCTATATCTTTTTCTTTATCTCTTTCTAATTCTTTATCTAATTCTTTATCTTCTTCTGTTGCGTGACTGTCACGTGACGTCACGTGACCATTTAGCAATTTTCTGTTGTTTTCTCGTTGCTTTTGTTTCCTCAACCTGTTCTGCGCCCTGATTTTCTCGAGTCCTTCAATGTTTTGGTGCTTTTCCCAATTTGTCACTTTTATGACACCATTAACTTTTTCAATCATGCCCAATGTCTCAAAAGTTTGTATTGCTAACCTTATTGAGTTGATAGGTCGGCTAAACTCATTTGCTAACATTTCTTCGTTATACGGCAAGTTTTCAGATAGCATAATGTAACCTTGTTCGTTGTACTTTCCTGATAAAGTTAGCAACTTAACCCAAATAGTTATGATCGTATCTCTTTCGGGTAAAGCTTCGATATATTTGATTTTGCTGTCATCAAACATGCCAACTTTAAGTTTTATCCACGATACTTCTCCCATTGTCTTCTCCTTTCAGCATTTTGTTGAGCCTCTCATCAACTTTTAGCCACGAGTCATGCAAGTGATATTTATCATCAAATGACTTAACGCCAATCGCATGTTGCTCGTTGTGATGTTCGCGACATAACGCTAATACATGTTTGTCATAGTGGTTCATTTTGTTTCTGTTCATGCCTCTGCCGACTGCTTCATAATGTGCTAGGTCAGCGTGAGGCTTTCCGCATATTACACAGTTGCGGTTAACAGTTGACCAGTATAAGAATGATTTATCTTGTTTCAGTAGATTACTCGTTTTGTAGCTAAGTGGTATGTCATTGTAGAACGTCCAGTCAAGCGTTGCTTCAATGATTTGACTCGCTTGTGTTCTCGTACAATTACTTAGCGAAATACGTTCATCATAGCCGTAATATGTTCTTACATACTCGATGAACATATGTCTCATATAGTCCATTGGTTGACCTGTATGTTCTTCTATATCTTTGACAAGCGCGAATATTTTTCGTCGTTGCTTGCCGGTAATTTGAAACGGATCTATAACGTTTACATCTACTTCTACATCAAACCCGTTATCAAGTAGTAATGTTTCTTTATTGCCTAATTCAACATCCGAGATGACAACTGTTGTTGTGCCGTCGTCTTGAGTGATATAACTAGTAATTTTCGGCATTTAATCATTCCAATCAGAACGGTAAGTCATCATCAGTAATCGCAATGGTATTACCAAAAGGATTATTACCAGTTTGAGTTTGTCTTTGTTGATGATAATTGTTGTTTGGTTGTTGGTTGTTATTCTTCGGTTCTAGGAATTGGACACTGTCACATACAACTTCGGTAACGAATACACGACGACCTTCTTGATTTTCATAACTACGTGATTGTAGGCGTCCGTCAACACCAGCTAATGATCCTTTTGATAAATAGTTATTCACGTTATCTGCTTGTTTTCTAAAAGTTACACAATTAATAAAATCTGCCTCACGTTCTCCTTGTGCGTTTGTGAATGTTCTATTGACTGCAAGAGTGAAAGTAGCTACACTTACACCGTTTGGCGTTGTTCTGAATTCTGGGTCTTTTGTTAAGCGTCCTACTAAAACTACTCTGTTTAACATTATCGTTTTCCTCCAGTAATTGTTTTTGCGTTATTTCGTATTTTTTGAATAGCTTCTGCTGCTTGTTTTTCTGTTAATTTATAGTTATTTATGTCGAATTTTTGTTCTACTATATTTTGTGGCGCTTCTTTATCCGTGCCCTTTATCAATTTAGTGAAACTTATAACCTCTTTCTTTAAAATCCCTATAGTTTCGCTACTTGCCCATTGCGTTCTAGTTTGCTGTTTTGGATTATTATTTTTTCCACTTGCTTCATTTCCGTCATCGTCTTGGTCACTAGTAATACCGAAAATCGCAGATAGCGAATAACGTTTAAGATAACTTATTAACGAGCCTGCTCCTTGTGGCGTATTCTTTTCTGCATTCATAAATACAGGATCATACTCGATATATTCACCGCTTTCATGCATAAGCATTGTAGCGACTCCTACACGCCCGTCTACATCGTTCAAAGCCCATTGAGTATAAGACAGTCCATGAGGTGTTGCGGCCTCGTCAATGGCTTCTACAACGTTCTCAAGAGGTACGTATTTTGATTTAAAAAATGGATTGTTTTTATCTTTGAACGGTTGTTTTACTTCCTTGCGAAATGCAACCATAGCTTTATTTATTTCAACAACTGTTTCTGATTTATTCATCACTTAATCACCAGACTTTCTGTTACCTTTAATTCAACGCCAGGAATATCTTTCCCAGCTTTCAAATCATCGATTAGTTGCTTAGAATTAAGTTTCGGGGCTTGTGATAGCCAATAATCCTTTGGAATAAGTTTTTCATCGATAATATTTTTACTAGCTCCGTTTTTGCGTTTAAAAATATGATTAGTAGCTGTGCGGTAACTATCTACTTCTTGTGTTTCTAACATTTCTTTTAAGTAATCTCTTAATCGATCAGTTAAATTTTGTTTTTGTTTTTTTAAATTTTGAAGTCGTTTAATCTCTTTATCTATGACATCTATGTCACCTAAAGTTTCACGTCTCCAATTGACAATGTTATCTACTTTGACATTCATTTCTGCTTGAATAGAATCTAATGTGTCTTTTAATAATGTTTGGTCTAATTCATCTTGATTAGACAACTCTTTAAATGCTTCTGATAACTCATATAGATTAGCCATCGCTTAACACCTCCCCCGCTAGCATCTTTTTAGCTTTCTCGTATCTAGCCAATATTGTGTTATCGTCATCTACATTGTTGTGCATATTTATTGATGCGACTTTTCCTAAATAGTCATCGCTGTAGTGCCAGACCCATATAACGTTGTACTTATAATCAACTTGATAAGAAGTGCTTTGTACACGTTCTATTAAGTCAATTGCCATTCGTTTAAATTTATGTGGTTTCATATCGCACCTACCATTTCATGACTAAGTTAATTAGTCTGTCATAATCATCTGCGTTTTCTTCAATCCATTCGTAAATAGATTGATTTAATATGTCTAATGCTGTGTATAGATCGTTCTCATTAGTTATGTTTATGCCGTCGATAAACTTATCTTCTAAATCTAAGATATTCACCAGAATGCTGTGGTCCTTCTTCTTAACTGCTAATTTAAAATCAAATCCGTCTACATTAATTACCTTCTGACATACATCGCCTATTTCGTAATACATCTTGACTTCCTCCGTTTTTCGTTTTATATTGAACGTGAATTAATTTTGCTAATCGTTTGTCTCTGTTACTTGTTGGCGCAAGTAGCAGTTTTTTTATCTTATTATCAGAGATGCTTCATAAATTGTGCCTTTTGGTTCGCCCGGCACTACTATTTGGCCGACCATTAAATATTGATGCACTCTTCTTCTGGATGATTTCTTAAGTTTTGAATTGTGTAATACTATGTCTCCAGTATGTCTATCTAAATATTCAACAAGATAATTTCTGTTCTGAGCCGACATGTAAATATGCGGGTTGTTGTACTTCTTTCTATATTCAGTGATCGTTTTAACTTCATCATCACTTAAAACAGCTTGTTCTGCCTTTCTTTCCCATTCCACACTAGGTTTAACGTATTCTTCAAACCAAGTCATTTAATCATCCACCCCATAAAAGTATTCTTTATAAAATATGAATGTCCCTATACTTGCGAATCCTGCAATTGACCACGCTGTAGTGAAGTATAGAAACGGCATGAGTACAATTGCTAAGACTGTGAAGCACAGTACTGCTACTAGGTAGCTTTTATAAATGTTGCTCATTTTATTCTCTCCTTATATATTTCATTGAAATGCTCATCGACGAATTTATTCATCTTTCTTGCGTTAAATCTCCAGCGATTAAAATTCTCATCTGGGTAATGCACAATTCCTTGCGCTCTTAGTTCTTTTTCAAATCTAGGATGAAATAGTAATCTGTCCTTGATAGTCTCATCAGATGCAATTTTTAATTTCTTCTTTAAGTCACTCATGTTCCATACAGGGTCTAATGAATAACCAATTAGCTCATCATATTCATCTTTTGTGATAAGTACATGTGTTTCAGGTATTGGAACTGTTACGTTTAAAATATGTGGCATTTCTATCTTTCCTTTCGTGTATAATGTTGTTATCTCCTAGTGAAAGGAGGTGATATTGGTGTATATTGATCCTTTAAAAAATGTTCGTTTTTCTATTAATAACGTAATTAGTAATGTTGAAATTTCTAAAAGTATGGCAATTAAACAATCTTTAAAACCTAAGTACCAATTAGATATAATTAATAGAAACAACATAAATTTATTTTCTGACTTCAAAGTAGACTTTCATCTAAACAACTTAATTGAAATGAATTTTAATTTGCGTAATTCTTTTTCATCTCTAACATTTCAAAGAAATTTATTTTCTGAAGAAACGATAAAATCTTTTAAGGAACTCTATAGGTTTGATGATGAGATTGTACTTCAAGCACAACAGACCATTAGAGATTTTTATATCAATCCAACTGCTATCTCTACTTTGGCTGAAGCCATCAATTCGACCTATCCAATAAATGAGCAAAGTACCTACAAGAGACACGATGAATTTGTCAAACGTATCGAAAATGATTTTCCACATCCTTTCAAAAAGTTAATAAGATGGTCTAATGGCATTGCAGCAGGTGCTGACATTCAAATCTTTGTAACAAACTATATAAACGAGAACGATTTACATATTCAAAATTCATTGATAGTTGCTATAGTTTGTTTATTAAGTTTTTTATCGACCTATTGTTCACATTCTAAAAAGTAATAATAAGGCCTAATTTAGTTAACCTTCTTTAACAACTCTGCAACTGCTCGCAACAATTCAGGGTTGTTACTTCTTTCTAAACAGTAACTAGCATGCTTTAGTAATTTGAGTTTTAATTTATTTTTTTCTTTCGCGATTCTAAATTTTTGTAACATTTGTTATGCCTCCTTTGCATTTCCAAAAATTTAATCTAACTTAAATTCTTTTCCATCTATTAATCCATAAAAGTTATTTTTTAAATGCGGATGTCTTTCAAGCGTCATTTCAATAAAACGCGGGTCTATCATTAAGTCGTAGCCATCGTTGTATTGAATATTAACGGGTCGTCTATTACCTTCTTCGTCATAGTAGTAATAGATGACTTTTTTGTTTTGAGCTTGCATTTGCTGCGCCCTCCTGTTAAGCAGTTACGTTAGCTTCATAACCGAATTCAGTCATGATTTCATGTATTTTCAATCTGCCTTTTTGTGTCCATCTAGTTTGTAAAACTGTGTCTTCTCTACCGTCAGAGCGTACAATTGCTATAGTGTCTGATTCTGTGTAACTCTTGCCCATGTGTTCTGAGTAAAGTACCCACTGTTTATTTACTTTTCGTTGTAATCTAGCTTCGTGTAGTAGTTTGTTTAACTTTTGTGCTGATATACCGTAGTCTGCCGCGATTTGAGTTGTAGCTAATGTGCCAGTTGATTTTAAGATTTCATCAACATAATCTGCTTTGGGTTTTAGCTCTCCGATTTCTTGTTGTAAAAGTAAGTTTTGCTCTTTTTCTTTCTTATACTCAGTCAACACTGTAATGATGTAGTCTGGATCTTTTAATGTTTGTTCAATTACATTGTCTGTTGCGTAGATACCGTGTTTGCGAATAGCTGGTAGGACATCTGATGTTACCCAGCGTTTGAATTTTCTAGCGTTTTCTCTAATTTTTTCGTTTTTGCTTTGTTTAGAAGCATCGAAGATTAGATTGTATAATCCTGATTCGTTGATAATGATCATATTTCTGTTTTGACCTGATGCACTAAATTGGTGCGTCAGCTTGTCCTCGCTATCAACATGATTTCTAATGGCATTGTCTGCTCTTGCATATCCTAAAATCTCAGCAATATCTTTTCCTACAAAATAAGGTTCGTTTTCAATTTCTACTGTTCTTACTGGTAGCTCTTTAAAATTAAATGTTTGTAATGCTTGCATTTGAGTATCCTCCTTTTTCCTCAACACCCACATTCAGCAGACGGTTATCGCAATGACTATCGAATGTATTTAAGCGCGGCTCATATCATCGCCAGCTCTCGCTCACATCTGCTCAATGTGGATGTTGATAAGCGTGGTTATATTAAGAAGTGAATGTTACTGATTCACTTTCCGCCACTCTGTTAAATCAGTAACTTTGTTATCGCTTTCAACACCGTTAATCTTGTCTAACGCTTTCACTACTTTTTGGAACTCTTTGATAGCACTTCGTAGCTTTTTAGTAATTTCATCTTCTACCATTTCCAAACCAGCAAATGCGTCTTCGTTATTCATGCTTAGATGTTTGTTGAAAAGATCTCGAGTGTATCTTATTTCTTTAAGTGATTTATCATAAGCTTCAATTTGTCCTGAAAGGTTATGATATTTTAGTTGTAGTTTTACTAATTTTAATGATTGGTCTTGCATTTGTTATGTCTCCTTTAAGATGTTTGTTTGCGTTTCGTGTACTTTGTGGGTAAAAAAATATCTCCAATATTTTCGTCAAAAAAATCAGCGATAATAAACATCTCATCATTCTTAAATTGATGCTTTCCTAATTCTTTTAAACGATAACCTTCAGTTGATATATTCAAGAGGTTTGCTAAATCTTCTTGAGTACACTTTCTTTCTTTTCTCAACTTTATTAAATTCCATTGCATGTTGTCACCTCCCGCTTACAAAACCTACTATACACGATACGTGTACTTGAGTCAACATAAAAGTTTGCTTTTCGTGTATTTTTTTGTTGAATACCAAAAATAATTGGGTTATACTATAGGTAAATTTAAGGAGGTAAGAAAATGGATAAAAAAGAATTAGCGAAATTTATAGGCAATAAAATCAGATACTATAGAACCAAATTGAACTTAACTCAAGATCAACTTGGAGAAAAACTCAACACTAAAAAAGCTACTATTTCAAATTATGAGACAGGGTACAGAACTCCTAAACAAGATGATTTGTTTGAAATTGCTCATATTTTAAATATCAGTATCGATGATTTGTTTCCTACAAGAAATAATAAAAAAAACGACATCACTTCCATATACAACAAACTCACACCTCCCCGCCAAGAAAACGTACTTAACTATGCAAATGAGCAATTAGATGAACAGAATAAAGTCACTTCTATAGATGGATATAAAGAGTCTAAACTAGTATCGTATATTGCATGTGGTGCAACTGGTGCTGGCATAGGAGAAGAATTATATGATGACATATTGCATGAAGAAGTATTTTTTAAAGAAGACGAAACGCCATCAAATGCTGATTTTTGTATTTTAGTTAATGGTGATTCAATGGAACCTATGTTAAAACAAGGAACATACGCTTTTATTAAGAAAGAAGATTCTATTAAAGATGGTACAATTGCACTCGTTGTATTAGATGGAGTAAGTCTTATCAAGCGTATAGATATATGCGAAGACTATATTAATTTGGTATCTCTAAATCCGAAGTATGATGATATCAAAGTCGCTTCGTTTAGTGATATTAAAGTAATGGGCAAAGTTGTATTGTGATTAATAACGTATATTTAGCACTTTAATATAAATATAAACAAAGGAGAAATTGACATGAAAAAAGCAATCTTAACTTTAAGTCTTATATTTATTACCTACTACCTCACTTTTAAATATATGTGGATTAAAGAATTAAAGTATTAATTATGCTTATTTGAAAAAGACGTCTATTTCAGCAGTGTTTGAAAGGAAGTTTATAATGAAAATAACTAATTGCAAAATAAAAAAAGAAACTATAGTATATGAAGTTTTAACTAGTGGTAATCAACCATTCACTTATGAGTTACCTAAAGATTTATCGTCACATAATGCGCGTAAATACTTGGAATTTATTTCACAAAAAATAGATGGCGATAAGTTAACCAAAGAAGATTCATTATGATTTTACTAATCAAAAAACGCCTACAAGTGTAGACGTTGAATGGTGGTGAGAATTTTATGGCGGATAAAAACAAAAAACAAGAAGCTACTCGTAGTAACCCAATAAACAAAAGTTTTGAAAAGCCGGGTGCCAGCGAAAACTTAAAAAGCACTTTATCAGAAAAAGCTAAGAAAAAA